TCAGGTTCTCGATCCCTCAACGCTTGGAAGTCATTCATTGCTACCTATGTTGTTGCTAACACACCTTCCTTCGCCAGCAGACTTCCTGCTCACACTTACTCGATCACCACTCTTGAGGAGTCCCAGGTCGAGGCCATCAACAACTTCTTCGCGGCGTTCCGCCAGGCATGCCAAGCTCGTGATCAAACCCAAGTCGAATCCTTAGCCCGTGGAGCTCTCCAGTCAGGACTCATCCCCGGTTTGCCTCTCCCTGACTCAGCTCTCCAGTGGACTGATGCTAACAATCAGTGGGCCACCAAAATCCTGATAGGCCACTACTCCATCGTCCTATTCCTTATCGGGAAAAAGATAGAGGGAACCGACCACAAAGCAATTGTGAGTGCTCGTCCAGATGCTGTCAAGAAGAAAGCTCATCTCTCTGCTATTCAAGGTCTTCTAGATGGGAAACTTAGGCTTAGCGATGCCTCTCACAACTTGATTAACAGTGCATGGGCAGAGCTCTCTACCTTGAGAGCCCTTGTAGTCTCCGAGTATGCCAAATATGCTCAGTCGGATACTGATTTCAGCCAGGACTTGATCTATACTACAATGCACTTGCTTCGATGGAATGGTCTGCAGCATGCACGGATCACCATGGAGTTCATCCGCTCTTATCCTTGGATAGTGGAGATCCCTGCCCTCAGAACTCCCTTATCTGTCTATGTTGAGAGCATGGGCGCCCTTTCAAGGACCGACCCTGTCCAAAGGCCATTCATCAAGGTCATCTATGGGGACAAGTCCCCTATCTTCCCTCGCAAAGAACTCGAACCTCTAGTTGCCTGTGCTGTCAAAGTAGAACCAATGTTAGAGAGACAATCAAAGGCTTCTACGTGTCTAATGCCTTCACAGCCATAGTAGAAGCATTTGAGGATGAGCTTGAGCGCAGGGAAAGAATCCGAACAGGTGAGTTGCTCCAGAAAGAGCGTGCTCTGGGGGTGACCGCCGAAGAGGATTACGAGGAAGAAGAGGAGGCTGGAGATGAGGAGCCCGTCCCAGTTGGTCTCCCAGAGTAGATGCAACAGGGAGTGGATCCGACAAGTCTCCGAACACCCCCCAGGATGCTGTGCCCAGAATGGAACTATTCTCCTTTGTCGAATACCTGCCTCAGTTACTGAGCCTGAGGCGCCCTCATCTGCAACATTCAATGTCGTGATGTCTCTGGCACTACCGTGCTTTTCCTTCCCTCTGATTAAAAGAAACCTGAAGTCTTCTACAAGATTAAACACTGTGTGCTCTTAGAGAGGGGAATTCTAGCGCAACCTAACCATCATATATTCGAG